GAGGGGGAGGCGCTGCTGCTCGGTGTAAGTAGTCAGCGGTGCAACGAATGAATAAGCCATGGCTTTGTTTTTGGGGGGTTAAGGATTAATTGGATTTTTTGAGGGTTTGGATTGCTTGTGCGAGTGCATTAAAGTTCTGCTGCGTTGCGGCCTTGCGCTGCTCCACGATAGCAGAGGCGGTTGGCTTTGGGGCTTCGGATGGGAGTTCGGCGACCTTCTCGACGATGTCGGTCATGGTTTCCATCTGCGAGGCAAATGCGGCCATCTTCTCTTTCATCTTGCCCATCTCCACTTCCATTGCAGCCTTCATCTCTTCAACGATGGCGGCAAGATGCTTGGCAACGATTTCCTGCACGGCTTCAGGGGTCAAGCCTACACCAGCGGCAGCAGGGGCTTCGGGGGCTTCGGGTGCTTCGCCTTCGGGAGAAACCTCGATTTCAACTTCTTGCGCTGCAACTTCTGCGGCAGGGGCTTCGGCTACAACGACCTCGGTGATTTTGCCTCCTTCGGTTTTGACTACGCCAACGCCCTCCACTTGATGCTCTCCATCAGGAGCGGGCAAGGTTTCGTCTTCGGTCAATACATACACGGGAGTACCTGCAACGAGGTCGCCATCCACACGGATGACCGTACCATCGGCCAACTTGTAGTCGGCGAAGGATTGCTTTTGGGTTGTGAACTTGCGGAGTTCGGTCCGCAAAGTTTCAATGGCTGATTTTAAGTTCATAGATTATTGGGATTTGTAGGTTGGGTTGATATGTTGCAAAAAGTTGGTCAAATCGTCTGCAAGGCCAGCGAGTGCGACCTCAAGTTCCGTGCCTGTGTTCTTCATCCCAAACAAGCCCTCCACCGAGAAACCTTTGAAGGCGTGGCGATTGTCCCACACCTCGTCGTTCTCCACCTTGAACGAGCCGAACCAAGACCCGTCGGGAGTGTCCTCGTAGCCTTTCGGCGGCATTACACCCCGCTCTGCGTCGGTGATGTAGGATTCAAACATGAACACGCCATCAAGTTCGGCGTTGTGGTAAGCGTTCACATTGTGCTGGTTGCCTTGCTTGAAGTACTTCTGCACGATTTTGCGGATGGTAGCCTTGTCGAATACGACATAGTACTCGCCGTACGTGTCATCCTTGCGGAAGATGGGGGTGTCGGCAAGCATCAGCGGACCAGTCAGCACTCGGCGCTCTCCTGTTTCGGCAAACCGTTGCGGGGTCTTGGCAAAGGCTTGGAAGGGCTTTTCAATCGCAGGCATATCAACGAGGGCAACAAACTGCACGCCCTCGTCCACCTCGTCCACAGTCATCCGATATACGGGTAGTTCCATGCGGGGAGATGTAGGACTTAGCCTAATGTTGCAAATTCGGACAAGCGGCGCACCCTGCTGGTGGTCTGCTGGATGTCACGCTCGACCACATAGGCACGCATGGGTTGGCTGCCTTGCGGTTGCGGTACAGGCTCGCCCTGATTGCCCAGCATGGTTGTGTTGGGGTTGCTGAATGTAGCGGATGGCGTTGCCGTAGAACTTCCTCCTGATGGTGCGGCAGTATTGCTTGTGTTGCTACCGCCTCCTTGGAATTGGGTCGCCTTAATCTTGGCTACGTTTGCAAGACCAGCGGCAAGGGTCAACGCCGCCTGAACGAATCGCTGACCGGGGAAGACCTCTTTGGTCAAAGCCAATGCCGAGGTCACACCGAGGTAGGTATTGACGATGGCTTGGGCGATGCTCGCTGCTTTTGACACGTTGAACGCTTTGCGCTGGGCTTTTTCGCTCTCACCTGCCGTTGCCGTGATGATGTCGCCAATGATGCCAAACGACTGGTCAGCCATCTGCTGCTGGGCTTGCCGCAAATCCGATTCTCGTTGCAGTTCTCCTTCTTTGGTCGCCTTATCCCTTGCAAGCGCACCCTGTGTGGCTTTTAAGCGAATGGCCGCCTCCCGCTGCATCGCCGCCTCCAAAGACCGCTCCCGACGTGCCTGCGAATCCAGTTCTTCCTCGTATAGCAGGAGGTTGGTTTCTTCCATGAAGGCGATGAACGCTTTGTTGTCATCCCTTAATTTCTGCAAGCGTTGGCGTTCTGCCTCTGCGGCTTTCTTCCGTTGTTCCTCCCTCTTTTTGTCTGCCGCAATCAGCGAATCGGTGTGTTCCTCGTATGCGTTGCGGTAGCGGTTAAGTTGAATCTCTTGGTCTTTCAGGGCTTGCGCTTGCTTGGCCGCTTCCTCCTTCGGGTCGGGTAAATCCAAGAAACGCCGTACTGCCGCAGTCAAGTCATCCCACTTGGCTATCAATAGCCCAATGGCCGCAACTGCTGCGCCAATACCCGTGGCAAGCAGGGCAATCCTGAACGCTCGCATCGCTCCAGTCGCCGTGCCTACGGCTACGGTGTACAGGTTGGTTGCCGCCGTGTTGATGCCCATCATGACCGCCGATTCCTTCTGCAAGAGGTTGGCTACCTGTTGCACACCGTTGGCGAGAGCCATCGCTCCCTGAACCTTGAGCATGGCTTTCTGCAAGTCCTCGTTCTCATCGCCGAACAACGCCGCTGCGCCTTGTGCGATTTGGAATCCTGCTGCAATGCCCTGAACCGCACCGACAAAAGCATCGATTCGCTTGGTGTCTGATGCAAGGTTTTTGACCCGCTGGTTTACGTCGTTAATCTCATCCTTCAATCGCCCTGCCTGTTGCTCCAGTCGCTTAAACGAATCCGTGCCTTGCTGACCCGCTTCGGCCATTGCAATCAACTCCTTCTGCATTTCACGCAAGCGTTGCTTTGCGCTTTGCGTTCCTGCGCTGGTGCTATCCTTGAGGCTTACTTCAAGGGCTATTTCTTTGGTTACGTCTGCCATTATTCGCCGGGTTGGGGTAATTCAGGGTTTACGGGTGGTTCGTAGTTCGGGTCGGATGGGTCGCTTGTTATCGGCCCGTTGTACAGGAATGCAGGGTCGTTTGCAATCGGCACGTCGGTCACAGGGGCAAACTCCGCAAGATTCAGGATTCTGCGTAGCGTCACCCTGCAAGGCTTCATCTGCCCGACCAAGTAATCTCGAATTTCAAGTAACCGCCAACGGATGCCGCCGTAATATATCGGCTTGCGGAAGTCCAGTTGGTAGATGTCCACCGATGAGAGCATCATGGTGAGTTCCAACTGCAGGGCCTCCTTGCTGACGGTTTCGTTCACGTAGTTCTTCCAGTACTTGTTGAAGAGGTTGTTGTTGGTGTAGGTAATGGTGCTACCACTTGCATTCACGGCGTTGTAATAAACCAATCGAGGAATTTCAAAGGCAAGGTCAAAGGTTGGAGCGTAGGGATTGTCGATGTGGCTGACAAAGGGCATCCGTAGAATGCCGACCGATAGAGCCACGTTGCCGCTCACCCCGTACTGGTACGCCCACTCGGTCGGTCCTTCGACCAAGTTGTACTGCGCCAATCGATAGCCTGTCTGCAAAGGCTTGACCGTGCCGCTTGCCAGCGTGCCTTCAATATCCCAAGCACGACCCACAATCTTGTCCGTGCTGAACGATGCAGGGATGAGCGTGCCGCAGGATGTTTCCACGACTTTGTCGCCCTTGCCGTAGAAGTTCTGCGTCGGAAATAGTTTGCCGCCATAGCCTTCCTTGGCGAGTGGATAGGACTGCTTGTAAGTCTTGGACAAATAATCGCCCATGTCCTTGTACTTGAAGATGAGGTTGGTGCTTGCGTTCGGGTCGCCATTGGTGAGAATCTGGTCTGCATTCTCATCCGCTTTTTGCGACCAGTCCACCACACCCGAAGCGTAGAAGTCCACCCAAGGCTCGATATACAGGAGTTTCGGGTCTTGCGCATCGGCCATGATGTGTAGGTTAAACATCTTCTGCAAATCTTGCAGGAGGTCGCCTTGCTTCACATCAGCGGGCAATGCGGTACGCATATCCAGCGTTCCAATGCTCATTGGGTTTTCGAGGCAGGTCCATTGCACCGTTGCGCCTGATATTATGCTATAAGCAAAGAAAAAAACTGTGTCTAACCTGAATCCAAGGTTTATAGAACTATTTGGGGGAATCGTTACATCGGAAAATCGAAAGGTGATGTTGCGCCCTGTATATCCAACTGCGTTGCTAAAAGAAGTAATGTCGCCCGAAGTGCTTAAATTCCTTATCGAAGCGTTGTATGTGAAGTAGGTGTTGCTGGGAACGGACTGACCTGACACCTGAAACGTGATGTCAACATTCCATCTTGTCGGCAATGAAGGTGATAAAAACGTGCTTGATGACGCAACCCAATAAGACGGCCTATCGTAGTAAGGTGATGTACTGTCGTTTTGGAATAACAGGGTATTGTCAAAAGCAGGCAATCCACTTGTTGCTGCATTACTTGCCGCAAAGATGTTGCTCCCCGACAAGTTCACGGGCATGGTTCCTGCCGCATAGGGTAGCACCAACTTGCCGAAGGTTGCCGAGTTGAAGAAGTTGCTGGAGTACCTGTACCCTGCCTCGGCAAAGATTAGGTCCACCATCTTCTTGACGTATATCGAAGGCCCAAGCCTCCACCACGGTGCTTGAAACCAACCGCCGCCTTGGTTCAGGATGTCGGTGAATCCCGCCGCATCAATGACCCCATAGACGTATCCACTCGATGCCGCACCGCTTGCCGTCCAAGTTCCGCTGACGTGGCCGCTTGTTGGTGTGTGGTTCATCCCGGTTACCCCTGCCGTGTTCACAAGAAGGTTGCCCTCGATGGCTTGGTACAGTCCAACGTCATCGGTGAACAGGCCAACCTCGTAGGTGACTTTGCCCCTCGTCTTGGCCATGGATAGCAGTTGCAGTACTCCTGAAAACACCTGCACGCCATCCTCCCACATCGCCGCACGAATCTTCTTGTTCGGCGTGAAGCCACCGACAAAGGACTGGATGTTGTACGCAAAGCCAAAGCACTTCTCGTTGGTCGGTGTGTTCGGCAGGGTGATGGTCTTGCTGAACGACCCCCTGCGTTTGGTCACGTCTTCAATGTCGGAAATGGAGTAGGTGATGGCCACGTCCGTGCCGCCCATAGTGTCCAGCACATAAGGCACTTCAACGTTGCTATCGTTCAGCGGGTAAGCAATCAGCGTGACGCTCATAGGATGTTGTTCTTGTAAGCCACGGCAATCTCGATTTGCAACTGCTGGAGTTGGTCGTTCCGTCTGGTTACAAATTGATACTGGTTGGCGTTTACGATGCCTTCCACAAGTTGGCCGTTAATCTCAAGCCATACCTGCCCACTTCGAACCATCTCAATGAGCCACTCGGATTCGACATCCGTCAGCCAATCGCTATTCAAAGCGTACACATAATCAAACGACCCTGCCCATACTTTGTCGTAGGTGAGGGTAGCGTAAACGTCAGAGTTGTAGCCGAAGGTATCTCGCTGCACGTTCGCTCGCTTGCGATTCTTGAGGGTGAAGGTGTACGAATCAATCCCGCCGTATTTGTTGATAAAGTGAACGGGTTGCGAGTTGAACCGCTGACACGGCCCGATGCGATAGGTATAGTAAACCGAGAAATTACCTGCACCTGAATCCTCAAAAGCGATAGTATAGGATGACCCCTCTGCCGTTGGAAATCCCACCGACCCTGCCTGACCGTCCGAGCATTGCCCTGACGTAAGTGCCTTGAGGTTCATTGGTCCTGCGCCAAAGCGAGCGATTGACCCGCTAACCGATGCAGGAATGTTGACAGTAAACGTGCGGGTTGGGTAAGTGATTTCCGCTCGGTCAAACGGAGTTCCCGACTGCCCCATGCAGAGGAATCCGTAATCCGAGCCGTACACCGTGCGAGTTGTAGGTGTGGTCAATGCTCTGCTCACGCCGTCAAAAATATATGAGTTGAAGTACACCCCGCCACTCCAATCGGCCAATTCCAACTGCTCCAAGTTGCCTGCAAAGGCGATGTTTCCCGTCACGTTCGTGGTCGTTCCCGTCTGCACGACAGGCGTTGAACCGTACTCTTCCATGAATGTCAGCCTGTACCCGGAATAGAACCCCGCATGGTCAGCAAAGCCCGTCTGCGTCAAGGTTGGCACGGTTGGCGCAATCAGCGTTTCAACCACCCTGCTGACATCAAAGAAACCGTAGTTGGTGGTCGGCAGTTTGTCGCACTTCAGCCGTGCCAGCGTGGTCGTTCCTGCTGCGTCCTTGACATCGCAGACATAGCGGTAATTGGTCGCACTTGTCAGCGAGCCGCTGACCTTGAAGAGCATCTTGTTGTACACGGGGGTTGCTGCTTGGGGCGAACCCGAAAGGACTGATATTGCCATACTATCTTACGGTTGCTACGCTGATGGATTTGCCGAGGACTTCGGCGATGTTTTCGGTAAGTACTGCGACCATGTCTTCGGTGACCGCATTGCTCATGAAGTTGGTGGCTCGTAAGCCTTCCCTCCGAATCTTGTTGGCGATGTTGATGGCAAAGGAACGGTTGGCGGCAATCTTGTCCCTGCCCTGCAAAGGAATGCTTTTGAAGGCAATCCATTCTTGTATGGGTCGGATAGGTGGCCGCTTATCCCTGTACTGAAACGGACTGTTCGGCGCACGGCTACTGCTTTTCGCACCTTTGACACCAAGGTCCACGAACTTCCAGTAATCGTTGGCCTTGATAGCCACGACAAAGGACGAATCGGTTAGGGTGATGGGTTCAACCGTTATGCTCTGGGCAAGGGCATTGCTGGCGATAGCGTTGGCGTTGGCGAGGTTCTGCTTAGCTAACTTGACCACGCCTTCGAGCCATTTGGTGACTAAAGCGTAGGACTTGTTCTCAATAGTTCCCTCCGCAAGCGTTACGCCGAAGTCAGCCAAGGCTTCCTTCTGCACGTTGGTCAGTTTCTTCCCTGACCCACCGACAAATACATCGAACTCCATGCTGGTAAATGTCCAGCCACGAAAATAGTGTCCTACCGCCTCCGCATCCGCTCGGCCTCTTGCCTCTCGGCTTCCAAAATATCGTGAATCAGCAGGGCATAGTTGAGGAACTCCACCGCCTTCATCGCAAAGATGGCATCGAATTTCAGTACGTCTTTATTGGCCATCCGCCAAACGACCATGAGCCAACCGTAGCCAGCAAGCGGATTGGTTACTGGCCCTGCGCCTTCTTCGTCAGGTGCTTGGAATAGTCGCTCAAAATTTGCAAGTAACTCTCGGAACTTAACAAAAAAAAACTGACCACCCCCCATACATCGCCGATTTTTGCATGGGTTTTTAGTAATTCAGCCCGCTCTTGGTGCGAAGCCCCGTCGTACTTCTTCGGAAACCATCCAAGCCAAGCAGCCTCCCTGCACAGGGTTGCCATGATGCGGTGAAGGTTCTGCACAAGTTGCCGCTCGTCCGTGGTGTTCATTTCCATGAGGTCAATCAACTGCCCGGCGGTAAGTTCATCCGTGAACACCGTTGGAATCCACCACTTGCCCCCTGCTTTGAACTTGCGCTTGTAGGCAAGTGCAGGCAGTTCGTTCCATTCCTTGATGATGGCCTTGTACCGCTTAGTAAGTGAAGCGGCAGGCATATCCCTGACAATGGCGACATCCACTCCCTCCACAATCGCAACCACGCCCAATCGCTTGTCTGCGTCGTTCAGGGCAGGGGATAGTTCCAAGGCGGCAATGCGCTGGAATTGGTCGATTGTCAGGTCTTGGAGTTTCATAGGTTCAGAAAGGTTTTGTAAGACGATGCCGCCGATGCTGATGCAAGATATTGACTGAACTCCTTGTCTGCCTTGCGTTCTTTCTCGGAATAGTACCAAGGAATATGCCTTGCGGATTCCAGCAGAGATACCCCACCGATAAAGTATTCGGGCATGTTGTACACCGCAAACGTGGTGTCGATGGCTACGTCAACCTTTGCTGCTTTGACTATGCGTGATGATTTCTGCCGTTGTGCCTCGTAGGTATTGACGTGGGTGTAATACGATGACCTTGGAGGTACGTCATCCCAGCGCAGGGATAGCCCAACCTTGCCGACGAACGGAAATTCCTGCAACCATTCAACGCATCGCACGATGGTTTGCTTGTTGGTCTTGGACAGGTCAAGGTCGGGGTCGGTTACGGCGTAGTAAGGCTCGCCAAGTTTCTGCACCAAGCCGCAAAGCCACGGTGCTTGATGTCCTGCGTTCACTCCCAGCGAAATGACCTCGCACGGCTTCGTTGCGTACCATTCCAAAAGCGGCTCGTAGGTTGAGCCGTTGTCCACGATGTAGATGTCACCAATCCATTCCCACTTGCTCAAATCCCTGACCATCGCCTTGGGCCATGTCAGCAGGTTGCGGTTGTTGATGATGACAGGGACTTTCATCACTAAAATTGATAAACCGCAATGAGGTCATCGTATCGCCCCGATGCAGTCAGGTCAATAGCCTCAAACAAAACCCCGCTTGGTGCTACTGCTGACAACTGCACAAACCAATCCTTGGACTGCACGTCCTCAATCATCAGCACACCGCCTTGGTTCATCAAGGGAGCATACAACTTAACGCAGTCAAGCATGGAATCAAGCGTATGTGGGCCATCATCCAAGAGGAAGTCAATACCGTTCTTGAAGTAATCCTTGGCGTATTGCACGGCTTCAGGAGTGTAGGCCGATGCGATGTGGAGGTGCGAACGATTCCAGTCAATGTGCTGGTCGGCTTTTGGCTTGACTTGGTTGGCAATGTCAAAGAACAGGAACTTGGCCTTGGGTAGATACTTGCACCACATGGCCATCGACCCGCCGTGCCAAACGCCTATCTCCACAAAGTTTATGGGGTCGGTCCGCATCTCTTGCAGAAACCGAGCGTAGGTACTGGTGTAGTTGTGACCGTTGGCCTTGTCCGTGCCTCCAGCGTAGTCAGCACCATTTAGGTCTAACTCGTTGAGGATGTCAATCAGTTCTTTGTCTTGCATGGTCAAAAGGTTATGACAAATTTATCAGGCGCAGGCCATCCCTTGCAGGAGTTGTACACGGTCATGCCTTCTCGCTTCCCTATCCAATGCTCTGCCTGCCAGCGGTGTTCACGCACGGGTTCTCCGAGTTCCCGGATGTGGGAGGACTTGGCCCACCAAAACGTGCCAGCGAAGTAAGGGTATCCGTCGGGGTTGTTGTGGTCAGCGATTTGCGGGAACTCTTCCTTGGTGAGCCAGTACGCACCCACGCAATCGACCTTCTCCAGTTCTGCAAGGCATCGCTCCCAAGCGACCACGTTGAAGAAAATCATGGACCTGCACCACAGTTGGTTGATGAGTGATGGGTCGCTGCTGCCCTTGGTGTGAGCGTACAGGTACGCCGCATCCTCGTTTTGGCTTGCCTTGTACATCTCGGTCAGCGTGGCCTGCTCCCAAGCGTTGGTGCGGGTAACGACAACCTTTACCTTGTCTTTGATAAGCGAATTGTCAAGTATTTCCTTGACTGCTTTGCGCTGCTCTGGTGGACCAACGATGCCCACCCGAATCTCATCCAACCGTTCTATCAGTCCGTAATTGCACAGAGCCATCATGTGCTGGTTCATGATGAGTTGCCATTGGCCGCCGCCTCCGCAGTAGATGTGGTAGTAGTGGATGAGTTTCATAGGGAAGCGATTGCAAATAACAAGACCAATAGCAGGACGAATCTGCCAAAAATCAAAAGCAAATCAAGGAAGGATTCGAGGTTCATGGCGGTAAAGTTACACCACCAAGTACTTGCCCGAGTTACTGACCGCTAATTTGTTGAGGGCCACATAGCGCAGGGCATCGCAGGCGTGGTTGTACGAATCAATCGGCACTCCCGTGTCCTTGCCATCCTTATCCGTGGCCCATGTGTACGAGCGGAGTTCCTTGATGAGGTTCGTGGAATCCTTTGTGACGTGCAGGTTGAATCGCTTCACAATGTCAATCCCCTGCCTAACGCTATCAGGGCCTTTGCTTGCGGGCTTGATGTTGAACCCCAAGCGGTAGATTTCCTCGATGCTCTTGGGTTCTGCGGAATCGGCGACAATCTCCCAAGCACGGGTGATGCCAAACTCCTTCAGCCTTGTGGCGATATCCGAGTTGGTCAGCCCTCGATGGTAGAGCAGTTCGTGGATGAAGAGGTCATCGCCTCTGCGGTACACGGCGACCAAGGCCGTAGGGTCGTTGCTGAACCCCCAGTCAAGGCCGTAGGCAACGAATTTCATTGTGGATGGGTCGATACCCTCGACAACCGTGTAATCGCCGTATATCGCACCCTGTAGCGTTCCTACCTGCCCCAATCCGTACACCTTCCACCAATTCGCCCAATAGGCACTCGTTTCGGCTTTGGTGCGGTTCAGTTCAATGTCGTTGCGAATCGTATCAGGCAGGGCTTCGTTGTCTTGGTAGGTAAGAATCAGAAACTCTGCATCCGTTTCGGGAAGGACTTCCGTATGCGCCCAAAACTCATGCGTTGGGTTGAAGTCAATGTATATCTCCTGCGATGTACGGATGGCAAGTTGGTAGTATGAATCAAAGTCGATGTTATTCGCCTCGTTGATGTAGAGGATTTGCCGCCTTGCCCCTCGGAGGCGGGCTTCCGAATCAGCCGAAAAGAACTCAATCGTTGAGCCGTTGGCGAAATTGTACTGCAACAGGGTCTTGTTCCAACGGTCTGCAACCCATCGGTGCGTCCATTGCATAATCTTGGCAAAGTCCTTAATCGCCCCCCGTCGTAGGTGAGGCACGGATTCGGACACTACCGAAATCTCGGACTTGGGATGGCGAGCGGCATGGTCAATCAGGACCGCAAGGATGCCGAAGGTCTTGGATGCACTTGTGCCGCCTTGAATGACTTTCTTCCGAGCGGTCATCGCCCGAATCTTCTTGATGGCGGTCGTGTACTTAAACTCCATCGCCGAAAAGCGGCTGCTCTATCGTGACGGTATTCTCTTGCTTGTCCACCAACCCAAGCAGGCGGGAGGCGATGTTGGCCGAGTAAACGCCCGAACTTGCACCCTCCAGCATATCCTTGTCGCAGGTGGCCCGTATGCGTGTAATGATTGGGGAAAATTCCTTGTGCATCTCGGAAGTTCCCTTCCGATAGTCCGAAAGGTCAAAGCAGACCCCGTTCTCCGCAAGCCATCCTTCAAAGCCCCGAAAGGTGATAGGCCGCTCCTTATCCCTGTAAACCATGACCCCATCCTTTCCGACATAGTCCTGCACTCGGTATGGGTTGGCCTTGTTTTCGGCCCTGTACTTTTCGAATGCCTCCCACAGTTCTTCGGGGGTCTTCCATATTGGCGGTCGGCCTGCCATCAGTATTCTATTTTATCAATCAGCGAATCAATCTTGTCCACAATCTTCATCTTGACCGCAAAGGCGTTGGGCGAGTTGGATTCATCCACCGCACCAATGCAGTCGCAGAGGGTGGTGATGACCATCATCAGCGAATCCATGCGGGCTTGTACCTGCGCTTCGGGGTCAACCTTCGTCGAGTTCGCCAAGTTCCCGTAGTTTATTCCTGCTCCATCCAAGGGCCGCTTTGCCGCCCCAAAGCAGGTAACTGATGTATCCGCAGTCGCTGGTACTGTCAGCGTTGTCGTAGTAGGTTTCTGCACGGCTAAGGTAGGAGTGCATCCGCTTGATAGTTTCAAGGGAAATTGCGTCACCATTGGCGAGTTGCTGCGCCCTGACCTTGCCTGTTTGGGTAGCACACTTGTTGCCGTTACGCTCGTTAAGTTCAATCCCCCGCTTGGCGTTATTGCGGACGCCTTCGCCGTAGTCGGCATAGGATTCGAAAGCCTGACGCTTGTGGTTGGCGTAGATGTTGCCGCATACTGCGAGCCGTTGCTGGACATCAGGGAACTCTGCATTGGTTGCGGCGTTGGTCATGCAACGACCGAGGAACTGGTCGCTGGTTTCATTCGGTTGGGGTGTTGGTAAGGGCATGGGTAATGGTATGCTGATTTGCTTCGGCGAATTGGTCTGCCTGTTCGTAAATGTAGGAGAGCGCCGATTTTACGCAGTCAGCGCACCACCAATTCGTATTTGGTCTGCCGTGAGCCACAAGGATGGTCTGCAAGTCATGAACCGCTTCGGGGGTCAGCCGCATAAACAAGGCGGCTTGGTACTGCTCCCAGTAGTGGCGGTGCTTAACCGCAAGTAAGTATTCGGCTTGGGTCATAGAAGGGTTAATTGCTTGTGTTGCTCCTGCACTTGTTTAGAGCGTTCCTGAATGCGTTTCTCGGATATAGCGATGTACTCCGCCTCCCGTTCAATCCCGATGTATTGAAAGCCCTCCAAAACCGCAGCGCATCCCGTGGAGCCTGACCCGTTGAAGGGGTCAAGTACGATTCCGTTGGGCGGGGTTACGATGCGGCAGAGGTAGCGCATGAGGTCGGTAGGCTTAACGGTTGGGTGATGGTTGGCGCGAGGTTCAACACTGCCACCATTTGCAAATGGATTAGTTGAATTACCATGAATTTCACTGCCTGATAGACCTCTACTATTTTCTTTTCTTCCAGTCAGTTCTGCTGCCGTCTTAGTGGGGAACCCATCCAACCCCGCATCCCTATCCGCTTTGCTTGCCTTGGCGCAGTAGAAGAAGCGGGCCGAATCTTTGAGCAGGTCGGTGGCTTCCTCGCTTCCATCGTGGATGAAGTTGGCAGGCCAGCGGCCTTTGGTTTCGTCAGCATCTTGTCTAGCAAATCCACCACCATATATTCCATTTGTATTGTTTTCGCCAATGCCTTGTTTGCGTGGCCCAAACTCTCCTTTAGTATCATTTGCGGCCATGCCCACCCTTCCCCCATCCACATTAATCGCCCCC